ATCATACCATCTACAAGTTCATTGGGCAACACATAATCCATCTGGGAAGCATTTACTGGAATGTTCCCGTTCAAAGTATTAGTCATAAATTTTTACCAGTTTGGGTAATCTATTTTTGTCTCTGTATCTTTATCTCTAGGAGTAAGTTTGAAGGCACCAAATGCGGCACCTCCAATAGCTGCAACAAGAATTAATAGTTCCACAATTTCTCCTCTTTAAGTAGTATCTGAATTATATAGATTATACTGTATCACCATGAACATTTCTGTATTTGTTGTTACCAACTACTGTTACGATTTTAAGACATAAAAAAAAAGACCCCCCGAAGGAGATCTTAGTTTTAAGTTATATTAACCAATGGAAGGAGCAAGCAAAGCAACTGGTGTTGACTTGATGTCTTTTCTTTTTGTTAGTCATCTTCCCCTCCCACTATGTTGTTGATGTCCACCTTGCTTAATGTTAGTCTGACTTGGTGGTCCTCCTTTAGGATTTTTACCACCACCCTTTGCTTTCTTACCTTTACCTGGTTTTTTATCACCCATTTTACTTTTCCTCCTTAGATCGATTTTTAATACAAAGGAACTTATCCTTTTTCCAAGTTCCTGCTATCTGAACTTCATATTCATCATCAGGATCCCATCCACAGTCCTCTAATGCTTTCATAAGATCACACAACAACTTCTCTGTGAATTCAGTCATTGGAATTGTTTTTCCGCCATCATACGGATTATCTTCTGGAAGCATCCATTTAGATATATGATTCATTCTAATTCACACTCCATGTTCTTGGTGCTATACGGCAAACCACACCACTCAATTCCAAGTCTTTCATTTCCCATTCAATTGTAGTTTCTCCCTTACTTCTTTGTGGGCGAGAATTATAACATTCATAAAAATATTGAAGATCTTTTTCACCAATAACAGACTGAACTTTCAAAGATAAAGAACGTGCCTTAAAAATAGTTCCAATGGGACTACTTTGCACTATAAACCTTGTAATACCTTTAATTCTAGTTGTTGATCCAGTTTGAGTCTTAATCATCTGAATTCACCCCTCAAACCTTTTTTAGTTTTTTCTTTGTGGCAATCATAGCATAAGAGTTGACATTTTTATAAGAGCGTATGAACTTGGTAAGATGAGAGACTTATCCAATCCTGGAATCCCCGTGGTCTCAGTTAGGGGTAAAATGATGGAGAAGGAGTATTCCTGTGAGGGACCACTGAATAGGGGGAACGAGTCCTTGCCTTCTCCGAATATTTATTATATTACTTTTATAAAGTATCTGTCAACCCCTTATTTTGGTTTCTTTGCTGCTGCTCTGACCTTCCCCTCAATATGGGGGGTGCCCGTTGGTGGTAATGATCACACAAAGTATAGATACCTAAATAACTTTAGCGTTTAGAGTCAGCAAAAAATGAAAAAAGCATTAATTGCTTTTGGAATGATACTTATGGTGACGGGCGAAGCGCAGGCGGGGGGATTAGTTTCCAATCACGCTTCTAGTGTTCAGTTGACTGTAGATGCAGCAAGAACTCAAGCAACTAGGATTGGATCTACGTTCAGTATCTCTGGTAGCAATATTGATACCACTGATGGTACTACGGCAGGATCTGTTTCTGCAGGTACTATTACAAGTGGAATCTATGCTCCAGGAACTATTGCTGCTACTCAAGATACAGCAGGTGCCGCATTCTCATTTACTCAATCTTACACCCAAGGTGATGCAGTCCCAGCTGCTGCACCAACAGTAGGCACCGTGCCTAACTTTTCTAATACCACTAGTTACACTGCAGGTTCTGCTGGAACTCTTGCTGGAACTGTTACCTCTGCTGGAGTCATCACCATCACATCTGGCGGAGCCGGATCAAGTGGAGTTGGACAATTTGTTTCTGAAATCACAGTCATTGACTGAAAATAAATATGACTAGATTACAAGAAGCAATCGGTCTCGGATTAATTCTTGGTACTTTACATGGGACTGTTGCAAAGGCAGTCCCAGTAGTCCCAAACTTCACACAAGGAAGTATGTCGAGCCACACGGAAACCACTCAAACAATAACAGAGACCATCAACTCAATGGACTACAACACTGGATATCAATATTCAGCAACTGGTTCAGGTATAACTGCTAGTGGAAATCTTTCTCCTAGCACAGGAACAAATAATGTAACTATAGATGGAGTGACATCATCATGGACAGGAGTGAATCAAAAACCAACATTCACACAAACAACACCAGGGGCAGCGTTCCAGTTTACGGAGACGTACCAAGGACCAGGATTAAGTCAACAGACTATTATCCAAAGAGTGACCGAGGTTACAAGCGTAAGCGACACAACTTCCATTTTCAGTCAATAATTGGAGTAGTTATTCTCGGATCATTATTACCATTAAATTCTTATGCTGAAACTGTTGGTGGTGTGTCTGCTACTGCTTCTCCTGTGGCTAATTCCTCAGGCAGTGTTACAAACCAAGCTATACAAGTCCTTCAGGGACCATACATTACAAACACATACGGAGGTGGTATACAATGTCAGGGTCCCACTCGCAATTTCACACCGTATGTAACAGGATCTGCTTCAGCATCTAAACCTTACGAACCATATTATCAAGATCCTGTATATGATATGCGTGATTTAGATGAGGATGGATCTTTAGATAATCCTGGTGACATTCTCTACCATGTCCCTACTAGGACTGGACAGAAGAATAACTATAATTTGGGTGTAGGGTTCTCTATGACGTGGAGCACACCTACAGATAAAAAGTTACAGGACTTATGTAAGAAGGCAGCATCAACACAGATTGAATTGAATAGTCAACTAATTGCCAATAAAAGATTAGATTTTGAAATTGCCAGGTTGAAAAATTGTGGCGAACTTATGAAGTCTGGTATTAGTTTTCATCCTAAAAGTCCAACATATAAAATCTGTGCAGATGTAGTAGTTCAAAATGTAACCACTGTCAAACCACATAGACATGTGATTCACTCAAATAATGCATCAGACTTGGGTGGTGAAATCAATAACGAGACGGGAAAGAATCCCTAGAATGACATTCTGCTGATGGTGATGGTTGATACTATGCTGATGGTGCAGGAGGTTCAAACTTTCTAAGTTGAAAAGCACCATCTCCACGATCAATCCATTCCAAATCATCACCCTCTTTCCATCCTGATTCTTCTAGTAAATCATTTGGTAGGGTAATAACATAATCCTCTTCGCCACTATCTCCATTAAATACCGTTTCAACAGGAAGTGTCCAACTCATTTTTTAATTACTCGACGTATCGACATTATAGCATGGTTTCTATCTCTTTGCTCATTGATACGTTCAGATTGTGACAATACTTTAACTTTCTTACCTCTAATCTTAGCAATCTTTTTCATCACCTTTTTAACTGTTGGTTTAACAACCTTAAGTAAGTTGTCAGCAAGAGGTTTTGCTAGTAGTGCTGATGTAGTAGCAATGACAGCAATACCAGCAACAGATGATACCTGTCCGCCACTAGGAAGACCAGCAATAACTTGCTCAGGTATACCTATTGCTTCTGTAATCTGAATACATTCATTACCAGTCAGTTTGTATTCAACAACTTTCTTTCTATATCCTTGTACGTATGTGCCAACAGGTTCTTTTGCTTCTTGTGCTGGTGTCGGACATTCTACAACAGCACTAGCAACAGGAGGACTCTCTATCTTTGGTGGTACTACCTCTGGTTTTTTTGGTTCTTTTATTGGTGGTATTATCTCTTCACCAGTTAGTATCATCCTGTTCGGTTCATACTGAATAGGATTAAAATTAGGGACGCCAGCGTCACAAATTGTATAATTTCCCTTCGGGTCATCTTCAGTTATCTGATTGTTTTTAGAGTTATTAGTTTCGTGTGCCTCCACACAACCTGGGATATTGATAATAGGGCTGCCAATATCCAAGACAACTGGTGGAGCAACAAAAATAAATGATGAAGTATCTCTTGTCCAATTAGGAATAGAATTGATTGGAATGGAACTCACATCAATTTGTGCGATAGGTTTTACATTAATACCTACCGATCTTATAGTAATAATATCAACATTATTCATACATTAAAAACCAGGAATACCTGCAGGAAGACCAGCACCTTTAGATTCTGGGATGACACCACCTGTTGCAGATGGCATTTGTGGCATAGCACCACCCAACATTCCTGGAAGTGCTTCTCCAACGGCACCCATTGCTGCCTCGGTTACAACTTTTGTAAGATTACTTTTAGCATCTTCAATCAATGAATCTTTGTTAAGATAAACATAAGCACTACCACCTACAGCGGTAGCAGAGACAGCAAAAGATGCGAGAGCGAGTACATTAATTAATTTTTGCATGATTTTAAAGTTTGTAGGTTTCGTTTGAGTCTTTGGTAGTAATAAGGACAGGTGTTTGTTCGATTCTAATTGTTTGGCCAGGAGCAGTTTGTGCTGCCTTTTCAATTAGTCTCTCCATCTGATCTTTTGTGATACCACTACCACCACCACCTTCTCCTTTACCCTTTGTTGCCTGAACGCCAAACGTTGCTAGAACGCCAGTGAAAACCGATGCGATAAATGTTGGATCCAATTTTTGTTCTGGTATACCCAAAGCAGGAGGTAACTTGATATAGGCAAGAGTGAGAATCCCACCAGACCACACAAGAATCCCCAGACGCACAAATGTTGATAAAATGATGAGTTGTTCTTCCTTGTCATCTACTGCGTCCTTTAACTTTCCTAGGATACCTTTCTTTTTAGGATCCTTAGTCTCATCATTCTTCGGTTGTTCAGACATAATGGTGATGAATAGGTCATAACTATGTATAAAAAACCATAAAAAAAGAGGCAACCTAAGTTGCTCCTTCGTATATGGACGGTTTGAGAAGTGACTAGTGGGAGGTTTAAACCTCCCTTTTTCGTCTATAATAGGTAAAGTTCAAACAAAGCAAAACCAAAGCACAGATTAAAAGAGCATTTGCTAAGTCTCTTATGGTCAAAAAACTAAATAAAAAGGTATTAGGAGAGTTTATTTCTTTAGTAGTATGAAAACTTTTCAAGAATTCGTGGTAGAATGCTCTCAGATAGATGAGAGTAGTCTTAACCGCATTAAAAGTAAATCGGATAAGGGAGGAATGTCTATCCTTTCCCGTAGTAGGGGTGACAAATCCGATAAGGAGAATAAGCAACGCCATGGAGAACTCAAGAGAAGAGTTCGTGGTGCTGGTCTTCCTGGAGGCACTAGTGTTTCTGGAAGATATACTGA